AGTGGTTACCGGACGCTGATATACTAGGACTGTTAGTTCCTGCGGCATTTGTTATAGTTAATTCGTTAACTGCTCCTACGGTTCTAACTAAATTTATAAGTTCGTTTCCACCAGAATCGTTAATACTTTGTTGAATAACTGGTCTATAAACTGTAGGCGATGTTAATGTCTTATTTGTTAAAGTATCAGTTGAAGTTCTAGCAACAAGAGTATCAGAACCTGATGGAATTGTAACTGTTCCACCATTAGTTATTGACGCTATCGTAGGGGTAGTTAAAGTCTTATTTGTAAGAGTGTCGGTCGAATTTCTTAAAACTATGGTACCTGTAGCATTAGGTATAGTAACAATTCTGTCTGCAGTAGGCTGATCGACTATCAATTTTGTTTCATGAGAATCAGCAGTCGTGCCCTCATATATTATAGTACCAACACCACCTGAATCTTTTATTGTTACTTGAGTAGTTAAACTAGAACTGTCACCACCAAGTTGTTGATATAACTCAACGAAGTTTGCGTTTATCTTAGTTCCAGCCGCACGTAGTGTATCACCTGTACCGTCGTTTGCTGATGAACCTATGCTAATATTTTGTCTTGTCATTTTTTATCCTAAATAATAGTTCTATTTATACTAGAAAGTTGAGTCTATTAAATAATTTGAGAACATTTCATTATCCATGGTCTCAGTTGTAAGTGAAAAGTCTGGTCTTGAAGTACCAGCGCTATCACCTATATCACTATCGTCAAACTTAAATGAGTTAACACCAATAAGATTATTTATCGATCCGTAAAACTTATCAAGTTGAGTTGATGTCAAAGTTTGATATACGTTTACTAATTGATCTAGCCCTACTCTAAAATCGTTCGTTCCATTTCCATCTGAATCTAATAACGCAGTCATCTGTGTAAATGGACTTAATAACGTAATTACAGCTTCAGAAGTAACAGTAGGACCTGCGGAAGAATCTAGTATAGCTAAAGGCATGAGGCCTATTCCAGCATCAGCCTCAGTATCAGAAACAATCCTAGTTCCAATAAAAAATCCGGCGGGATGCATAAACTTTTTATATAATTCTTCCCAAGTGTTTGTAGATAGGGCAGTCTTTATCAAAACAGAAAATACTTGATAAAGTTGACCATTTTGTATTATCTTTAAAGAATCAGGACCTATCTTCGAACTTCCTACCGTAAATATATCTTTTTTAGGAAACTCTACTTCAACTGCTTCTTGAAAAAATAGTCTAAAAAATTCTTCTACGGCAAATCTTGTTCCTTTATTTCTTTGTAACTCTGCAAGTCTAGTTGCAGCGTATCTTGGATCTGTAAAAGCATCACCATTAGGAAGTCCACTTGCTATCTCTGATATTAAGTTATTAAGTTGTTGAGTTGCATGAATATCTCTTAAATCAAAAGACTGCTTTACATCTTTACCAAAAGAATGAGTACCATCAGAATCTAAGAATTGATAATATTTTTCTAAAAAAGTTATAAATTTTGGATAATCACCACCGAAATATTCTGGAAGAGCCTCACTAACTTTTCTATGTATGAAGTTTTTTGGTCTTCTACTATGGTGATATTCAATTGACATTATAATGTTACCGCCGTGTTTTGAAAGTCTAGTAACGCAGTTGATGAAGATCTTTGAGTATCAACATCAAGGATAAAGTTACGAAGAGGCCTGATAGTACTTTGATTGGCTGGCACTACAGAAAACTTTATAGAAGATCCTACTATTGCGGAAGGATTAAATCCAACTAAGTTAATAGTACCTTTAGCTGCATCATAACTGCCTATGTTATCAACTTCTACTGTTCCGTCTACGGAAACTATTTGAAGTTTATTAGAGCTTAATTTATTTTTGATACTACAATTTTTTGTGTTAAAAGTAAAGTTAGTAGAAGTTACAATGGTGTCAAGTGGATCAGGAGCAGCAATTGTTGCTGGATAACTAACAGTGTAAGATAGTGGACTTCCTATACTTGGTATCAATGGCCTTTGCATCTTAACAGTCATCTTTGAGTTTAATATAGCAGTATCTAAATCGTCTATTAGGCTTAATAAGTTCGACCTTCTAAACACTCCACCAAATTTTTGCAAGTTAGTAGAAAAGTAGTTTTCAACCACGGTTTGTACACTTGCTTCCATAGAAGCTGATGTTTTGTTAGTTAGATCAGGATCTAAGTTAAATGAAGTTTCAAGTTCTAAATTTGTAGTTTCTACGTCGGCAAATTCTAAATCTATTGACATCACAGCTAAATTGTCTGATAAGTTTGTAGTAATATCGTCTTTTACCGCTTGTTGAGTTGAGTCAGAAATATTAGACTTAAACTTTAATCCTGCATATACTCTACCGTAAACTTGAGGCTCGTTATCATGACCTCCCCAAGCTATGACGTCGTCCAGATAAGAACCAAAATTCTCTAGTATTTGTGCTTTGTAGTCTTCTGATGTAACTAATCTTCTTTGAGAACTAAAAGCTATAGGCGCGTTTTGTCTTATTGATTCAATACTTTCTTTGTAAGATCCACCAGCACTAGCACTACTAGTAGTGGCAGTTATTCCATAATTAACAGAATTAACAGTTACTTGAGCTGAAGTAGAAAAAGCATTTGCTCCATTCGCAAGCGTTCCTGCAGTAGAGAGATAATCTATAACTACTTTGTTACCTGTTACTGGTGCTTTACCACTGCTAAGACCATCTCCAAATATTACTTCATAATGACCATTTGGAACTTCTTTTATCTGATAAAAAGTTGAGTCGTTTGTTATCCGTACTGCTTTTGAAATATTAGTATACGTTGAAAATGTAGTTCCGCTTGCAGTATCAAAAACTCTAACTCTTATCGTAGAAGTGTCCATAGTAGTATCAGGTATCACATATATCTGAGAATCAGACGCTTCTCCGACGAAAAAAGTTTTGGTCTTTTCAGTCCCTTCAAACACTGGTATATCTGTTTCATCTTGGCCAGTTACAAACTGATATAATCCGCTTCCGTCATCTGTTCCAATAAAATCTTCACGAGTTTGAAAAGTGTATGATACGTCATCTACACTAGCAGTAAATTGAGTGTTTCTAGGTAACGTGATTGTATTAGGTCTAGCTGTATCGGTGACAGTAACAGTTATACTTAGCTTTGCTTGAGATGAAGAATAAGATCTTGGCACATATCCCAAAGACTCAGCATGAGATACTAAAGAACTTCTTAACTGAGAAGTTGTAAGAAAACTTTCGTTTAAAGCAAAATTAGCTAATAATCCATTATAATGCGTATTATAAGCTAAAACATCTAGTATGTTACTAAGTCCTGATGCTTCAAAATTATAATCTGAAAATTCTGATTGTGCTTTAAAAAACTCTTTTAAATTAGCTTTTATAGTATCAAAATCTAATTGTGTGGATGTAATTGTTGTTGCCATTATCTTAACCTTGTTAAATTAATTTCTACAGATGTTTCTTCTTGAGTACTTATCACTCTAAATGTTACAGTAGCTCGTACTTCATTACTATCTGGACTTATTATAGTATTAACATTAAGAACTTCTGCTCTTGGTTCGTACGTTTCAATAGCTTTTATAATATCATCTTCTAAATTATCATCATCAATTTCAGTGCTTAATCTGAAAAGCATAGAAGTTAAGTCCCCACCAAAATCTGGCATGAACGGTTTTTCTGAATAGTTAGTTAATAATAAGTTTCTTACTGCTTGCTTCACAGCAGCCGCATGTTGTTTTTTAAATACATCACCAGAACCTTTTTTAGCAAAAGATAAGTCTAAATCAGAATAAAATTTAGTTCTAGCTGTGAGAATAGTGGTATTACCAATATTTCCATCTTCTACTGAAAAAGCTCTTGCTGGCATGTTTAAATTCCTTTTATCCTATTTATATCAAGTTACTACAATATTTTCTATATTTTCAGTTGAATCTAATATTTCCATTAACTCGTTTGTCGTTTGAACAGTATTATTAAATCTTGTTTCTATTACATTTTCATAAGTTACAGTCCAAGGAGCTACTATTTTAGGCATCTTTAAGATTATACAAGCATGTAAAGTTCCATCTGGATTATAAGTGTCATAATCTATTGTAAGTTTTTCAAAGTTTAAATGATCTTTCCAATACATGGCTAGATCAAATGTTTTTTGCGTAGCTATATCACCGTCATTATTAATCAAGTGGTATACTACAGTTTGACCATTTGTTTTAAAATGATTTACACCATCAGTTGTATCTAAAGTTTCTGTGGCTTCTGGCACGTAAAATCCTTCTAAAACTTCAAGTCTAAAGTTTGCAAATTCTTTAGTTCCAGTCGCTTCATTTATAGTCTTCATAGCTTCAGCGTGCAGCATGTATTGTTTTGCTAAATTAAATCTGTCTTCTTTATCATTTACGCTATTCATCGTGACAGGATCAGCATAACTTCCTAAAAATTTTGCCATTGAGATACCATCAGCAAGTCTTGTTCTTGGTGTAATATCACTTTGAAATAAAACATTGTATTTGTGATCAGGAACAAAAGTAGTTTTAAAAGTGTAGTTTGGCAAGTCACCAGTTCTAGTTGACTGCACTTTAAAAGTTTTAGCCTTACCATCTTGTGTTCCAATGTCTTCAACACCTCTCATGATATTTTTTTCTGGTCCAACTATTCTTCCAAATTTTATAGGAGTTGGAACTGCAAAGTTCTTAGATATTATATTAGCTGCTACTAGAGATCCAGTAAACTTTTGATTTTTTAAATTATTGGGGTCTCTTAATTTTGATCTTGCTCTTTCAGTAGTTAAGTCGACTTTTGATAGTCCGCCATAGTTACGAGAACGGTCTATTTTTTCTGCAAAATCGTCATTAGGATCTATTTGTATTCTTCTTATTCCTAAGTCTGTCTTATTTAATATCTCTTGCATTACTGCTTTAGTTACGTTTGCTGTAACTTTATTTGTAGCAGTTGAATCAGTAGCGCTATGTCCACCGGTACCAGCACCTGAACCTAATCCATTAGCAATGTCTGCTAACTTAGACTGATTAGCATCAATTGCTTGAGTTGCGGTTCCAACCAAATCTCCTCTAAAAGTAG